CGATAAGCCGCTCAGGCTCTTCCGCGCGCATCGCGGCGTGCGGTTCTTCGGGCCGGTCCATGAGCAGCCCGAGGAGCGGCCGGACGCCGGCATTACGCCGGCCGTGCATCAGGCCCGCGCGTTCGTGATCCACACCGGATACCTCACGGACGGCGTCCGCCGACAGAAGATGCTCGCGCGCAACCTCAGGCTCCTGCTCCGGGCCGTCCGCAGCGGGCAGCCCCGCGAGCTGGATTGGCTGCTCCTCATGCGCGACCACGTCGCGCTCTGCGCCTTCGCCCGCGAAGAGGCCCGTGGTGCGCTCACGCCGGTGGCTCGCGCGCACCTCGACGAAGCGCTCGCCATCTGGGACCGCTTCGGCTGGGCCGACCCCGGGCATCGGTTCCACGCGATTGCGTGGCCGATCTATCAGGACGCCCTGACGCATCTCCCGACGGCCATCGAGATCGGGTGGGCGTTCGGCTCCACCGGCGGCCATATCCTGCGTCGCGAACCCGCGCTCCGGCGGTTCCGCGTCCGGACGGCCGCCGAGGCCGAAGCGTATCTCGGGCGCCGGATCGCCGCCTATGCCGCGCAGCTCCGTCCGCCGACGGTGCGAACGGCTCCCGTCGTGGCCTGGGCTGGGCCGAAGGTCTCCGATGCTGTCCCCGGCTGAACTCGTGACGGACCTCGACTTGATCGCGCTCGACCGCGACGTGTTGACCGGATTCGGCGTCGACGCCATCCGGGACAAGCGCCGCGCGGCCGTGCTGGGCTGGCTCTGGCCTCGTCTGGAATCGGCCGGCTACGACCCTCGGCGCCACCGTGCCCGCCGCGAGCCGGTCGCGGTGGTGAGCAGCACGGCGGCCGGTGTCGTGGACGAGACGGACGCGCTCCGGACGTGGGACGGCCCCGGAGTCGTCGCCAGTGAAACCGTCGGTGCAGGCGCGCTCTACGTGGGAACGGACCACGGGCCGCCGCGAGGCCTCTTCGTCGACGTGGCCGACCAGCCGAACAGCACCGCCGGAGTCTTCGACGTGGCCTACTGGTCCGGCGACTGGTCGCCGCTGACCGTGTCCGATGGCACCATCGCCGTCAACTCGGTCTCACTGGGACGCACCGGCTACCTGCTCTGGCCGACGCCCGATAACTGGATCGACCGCCCGCTCTCGGGATCGATCGCCTACTGGGTTCGCCTGCGACTGGTCGGCGGCACGGGGGCGCCGGCGCGTCTCCGTCACGTGAGCGTCCTTGTCCAATCGAGGCTGACGTTTCCAGCCGCCCAGTACACGCTCTCGCTCCTCTACGCCGAGAGTGGAGCCGGGACGCGAGGCCGATGGGCGGAGCGGGCGCAGGCCCTGGCCGACCTGGCGCAACGACAACTCGATCTCGTGCTGCCACACGTGCGAGCCGAGTTCGATGTCGATGAGAGCGGCGCCCTCGGCGTGACCGATATCGCGTCGGTGACGCCGCCTCCATCGCTCTTCACGTGGGAGCGGGGATAGCCACAGGAGAAGGCGTCATGACCAAGAAGCGGAAGCCGCCACTCGGCAGCGGGGCGCGGTTCAAGGCGCTGACACGGAAGCTGGCTCGCCGTGGCGTCCGTGATCCGGCCGCCCTCGCGGCGTTCATCGGCCGGCAGAAGTACGGCAAGCGCCGGTTCGCCAAGCTGAGCGCTCGCGGACACACGTAGATGGGGGCGCCATGCCGCAGCGTTTTCTCAAGCCCAAGGCGTTTCTGCTCGTCGGGCGAGCCCGCCGTGCCACGATGGTCTTCGGCACCTTCAAGTCGAAGGCGGCCGCGCGACGGCTCCGGAAGCGCGTCTCGGCACAGCAGCGGGCGACGAAGTCGACGCGGCTCGCCGTCGTCTCGCGGGCGAAGGGGTCGTCGTCCTGGCGCGTGTCGAGCGTGTCCCGCATCCGGCCCAGCGGGTGGGCGGCCTGGCGGGCCAAGCATGGACGCGGAGGAGGCCGGCGCCGGTAGACCCCTATGGATATCGAGACCGTGCTCCAGCGCATCGAGGCCATCGTGACGGGACCTGGGTTTCAGCTCGACGTGGCGCGCGACCCGTTCAGTCCAGCGCTCGACCCGGGCATCCGCCGGCCCGACGTCGCCGCGTTCACGAGCCAGCTCGAAGCAGTCGAGGGGCGCCTCGGGCGGTGGCAGGATGAGCAGTACCGGGTCACGATCGCGACGTCGGCCCCGGCCGATCCGGACGGCCGGGACCGGCTCGTCTCGCGGTGTTCGTCGCTCGTGGTGGCGGTGCTCCGCGACAGCCTGACCGGCGACTACGACGTCGTGGATGTCACGTGGGCGGTTCCGGAGCCGGGCGACGACGATCCGTGGGTGGACGGCTTCGTGACGCTGGCCGTCCGCATCGAACGGCAGATCTAAGGGGTGGACACTCAACGGAGAGAGACCGATGGCAGGAGTAACGGGGCGGCTCATCCAGGCGGCCTATGCACGCGCCACGACGTGGGGAACGCCGACGTCGGTCACGCGACAGGTGCTGCTCAACACGACGGCGGGGTTGACGCCGCGCGCGACCATTGTCGATGACGAAACCTTCAACCAGACGTTTCTCAAGCGGGGCGACGTCGGCGAGTTCGCCGCCGTGACGACGGACGTCGAACTGCAGCTCCGCTACGAGGACGTGGACTCGTGGATTGCCGGCGCAATGGGATCGGCGTCGGCCCCGCTGGTCGTCTCCTCGCAGGCGGCGAACTCGCTGGTCGCTTATGGGCACGGCCTCTCGCTGGCGTCCGAACTCTGGCCGATCTGGACGCTCGCCATCAACATGGTGACGTTCGTGCTCGAAGTGCCCTCGTTCAAGATCAAGGGCTTCTCGGTGCGAACCGGCGACGGAGGCCGCATGGTCGGCTCGTTCCCGATCGTCGGACAGCGGTCCCGGATCGACTCGACCACGAACACGTCGGCGACGATCGCCAACGCGCGGGCGGCCGCCGAGGGACTGCGCGTCATGCGGCGTCAAGGCGTGCTCCGCATGAATCCGACATCGGCCGGATCGCTCACGGCGTCGGACGAGATCACGATCGCCCGCGAGATCGCCTTCAACGCCACCCGGGCCTTCGCCGAGGACGACTACGTGCTGAACAGCCTCGGGATCATCGAGCCGGACGAGAACGCGTACCCCGAGTTCTCGTTCGAGATCACGTACGCGCGCATGAACACGGTCTCGGCCAACAGCGTCGTGTCGGCACTGCTCAGCGGCGACACCTTCAAGGCGTCCCTGGAGTTCACCGGGCCGAACGTCAACTCGACCACGGCGCGTCTGCTCCGGTTCGAGTTCCCGGCTCTGCAGTGCTACGAGGCACGAATCGAGGCGACGGGACCGGACCAGGTCAGGCCCGTCGGCATGTTCCGGGCCAAGGCCGTGAATACGGCCCCGACCGGCATGGGGGCGAACTCGTTCCACGCCTCCGGGCTCACGGCGCCGTTCCGCGTCACGCTCATCAACGCCAACAGTCAGAACCTGCTGGCATAAGGGAGGCAACGGCGTATCCGACGCCGCACGCTGCGGGGAGTGCGACACCATGTATGTGCAGATCGTCGATCCGAACGAAACGTTCACGTGGCGGCCGACCGATGAGCGGACGGGCGAGGAGCTGCAAACGACGTTCACGCTCCGCATCGTCCCCGAGGAGGTGCAAGACCGGCTCCGAAGACAGTTCACGACACCCGATACCTGGAAGCGAGGCCGCCGTATTCCCGGAGACCTGCAGCTCGGCAAGTTCACGGATGCGTGCCTGGACTACGCCATCGTGGACTGGTCGCAGCTCTATGCGGTCAAGCGGAACGGGGATGGCGAGATCGTCGAGCGTCGAGAGGTTCCATGTACGAGCGACGCCAAGCGGGCGCTGCCGGAGTGGATTCGCGCCGAGATCGTTCGGCTCTGCGTCGGGAAGGAGGCCGGCATGGACGACCAGCCGGCGGGTCCGACTCCGCCGGCCAGACGTGCCGGCTCCGCCGATGGCACGACGGACGATGAATCGGGAGACGACGACTCCCGGGACCCTTAGCCGAGTACCTGGCGTTCGTCCGGTACGATCTGGCCTCGACGCCGTGCTGCCAGAACGAGCCGGAGAACGCCGAGTCCTTCGACTGCGAGCGTTGCCCGTGGCGTCAGCTCCGTGACGCCTTGAGCGAGGATGACCTCATGGCCCTGCAGGCCTATGAGTGGCTGGCGCATCCCGCGACACGCGACCTTGGCCTCACGCCGCTCGTCTTCGACGTGCTCGGGCTGCGCATGACGCGGTCGGCGGCCCGCCGGTTCCTCGCCACGCTCTGCCGCATCCACGAACTCCTCGCTCCGCCCAAGCCCATCACGCCGCCCGAGGCCCCGCATGGCTGACCAGCGCTACGTCATCGAGATCGAACTCGACGACAAGGGCTTTGTCGTCGGCGCACGTCGCGTGACGGGCTCGCTCGACGCCGTCAATGAGAGCGGCGCCAAGGCCAGCGTCGGCCTTGGCCGGCTCGAATCGGCGATGTTTCGGGCCACGACGGCCGGCGCGGCCTTGGGAACCCTGCTCGCCGACCTCACGCGTCGGCTCGTCTCTTGGGGGACCGGCGCGATGCGCGATGCCGTCGCGCTGTCGGCGGAGTTTCAGAACGCCCTCATCGGGCTCTCGTCGATCGCGCGCTCGATGGGGCAGGACGTCGACAAGGCGAAGGCGGCCGCCGTCCAACTGGCCTCCGACGGCCTCATGAGCGTCAACGAAGCCGCGCGTGGCCTCAAGAACCTGCTCGCCTCCGGGTTCGGGCTCGATCGCGCCATCGGGCTCATGACCCGGTTCAAGGACATCGCCGCCTTCAACCGACAGGGCTTCCTGTCGTTCGGCGAAGCCATCGTGAGCGCCACCGAGGGCATCAAGAATCAGAACTCGATTCTGATCGACAACATGGGGCTCACGAAGAACTACTCCGTCATCCTGCGCGAGATCGGCCTCAAGATGGAGGATCTGACGCGGCTCCGAAGCGATCAGGCCCTCCAGGAGAAGGTCTACCAGGCGTTCATTCGCGAAACCCTCGCCTCTCAAGGTGACGCCGTTAGGCTGACGGAGACGTATTCCGGGGCCGTCTCCCGGCTCTCGGTCTCGTATGAGACGCTGCTGCGCCAGTACGGCGACGCCATTACGCAGTCCCCGGCCGTGGCGCTCGCCTTCAACGAGATCGGACGCGCCCTCACCGAAGTCACGGGAGCGGTCGGGCCGTTGCAGGACCGCCTGCACACCGTCGCGAACGCGCTCATTGGCGTCGTCGATGCCGCCACCTGGGCGCTCCGCGCCATCAACCTGTTGCAGCTCGGGTGGAACGCCTTCACCGCCGGCCTGGGAATCGTCGCCGACCGCATCCTCGCCGTCGCGCAGACGATTCGCGAGGCGCAGCTTGCGATTGTGTCGTGGGGCACGGCGCTGGTCTCGGTCTGGATGCCGTCGGTCGCCCAGGTCGTCGGGGAGATCGCGGTCCAGCAGATCGCCAACATCCGGCTGTCTATGGAAGCGCTCAAGCTGGCTCGCCAGCAGGTCCGGGAGTCGGTGCGCGAGGACGAAGAAGACTATCGGCGGAACGCGAACCGGATCGACGACCTCATCGCGCGCCTCGCCCGGCTGCGGCAGTCGATCGAGGCGACGCGCGGCAAGACCATCTCGCCCGGCGCCACCGGTGGCGGCGTCGTGCCCCCTCCGCCCTCGCTCCCGGAGAAGGAGACGGCCGGACTGCGGTCGGCGCAGGAGTCGCTGCGGCAGCTCCAGGACAGACTGCGCCTCTTCCAGAACTGGCGAGGGGCGGCGGCCGGCTTCCGCCTCTTCGTCGAGCAATTCGGATCGGACGCCAAGGCGCTCGTCGAGAAGGCTGACAGCCTCAAACTGCGGCTGCCGGAGGCCATGCGCCTGGCCGCGTCCGAGTTCGAGCGCCTTGGCGTGGAACGGACCCTCGGCGAATCGGTGCGCCGCATGGCGCAGCGCCTCAACGCGTTGGGGAAGCCCGACATGTCGGCCATGCAGGCCTGGGCGCAAGCCTGGATCGCCAATCTCAACCAGCGCCGGGCGGTCGAGCGGCAACTGGAGCAAGACCGGCTGCGTCGGATTCCCAACGAGTTCGAGGTGCGCCGTCGCGAACTCGCGCGATGGCGCGAGGACGAATTGGCGGCCCTCAACAAGTCGGCGTCGAACTGGTCCGACACGGCGGCCGTGATCGAGGCGCGGTATCAGGAGATGCTGGCGTCGATCGCGCAGGAAGAGCGGTCCTGGACGCGCCTCATCGGTCAGTTCGAGGCGTTGGCGAACAGCTTCCAGCGTCTCTCGCAGGTGACGGGCGGTACGGTCGGCCGAGTGACGGGCTTCGTCGGACAGCTCGCCAGCACGGTCCCGCTGGTCGCCCAGAGCGTCAAGCAGGGCGTCTCGGGCGTCGGAGCCATAATCACGAAAGGCCTCGCCGGCCTTGGCGCCAAGGGCTTCCTGCAGGCCGGACTCTCGGCCGCCTCCGGATTCGCGTCCGCCTTTGCCGCCGTCCTCCCCATGATTGAGGCCATCTTTTCGCGGCCGGCCTGGAAGGACGTCATGCGCCGCGTCGGCCGGGACTGGGGCGTCGCCATCTCCGAAGGGCTCGCGAAGGAGATCGCCGAGAACGCGAAGCGTCTTTTTGGAGGCAGCCGCCAGGCGGCCGAGATCTTCGCCCTCCCGAAGATCATCGCGGAGGCCGGCGGCGTGACGGCGGCCAACTTCGACACGCTTCTCGGGAAGCTGCGCGACGTCTTCGTCATGGTCAAGACCGGGGCCTTCACGTTGGTCCAAGCCCGCACGGTGCTCGACCAGTCGTTTTCGCTCTTCGCCGACCATCTGCTCAAGACCGGACAGGTGGCCTCGCGCGCGTTCGTGGAGCTGCTCGACCTCAACGCCCGGATGAAGACCGGCTCGCTGGCGATTCAAGAGTTCGTGCTCAAGCAGGTCGGAGCGATCGGGTCCGGCATGACCGCCATGTTGAGCGAACTCACGAAGCGGTCGGGCGATATCGGGTCCGCGCTCGTCGAAGCCCAACGCGAACTCCTCGACGCGCAGAGCAAACTAGAGGCGGCGATGGCCGACGACCCCGGGAGCCAGCGGGCGGCCGAGGCGGCGCAGCGTCTGGAGTCGGCCATTGCGCGCGTCCGCGATCTCCAGGCTCAGCAGGGCCAACTGGCGGCCGCGTCCGCCGAAGAGGTGGCGCGGGCGGGCCGTCTCATGACGGCTGCGTTCAACGCCGCCATCGCCAAGGGCGCCGACTGGATGGACGTCCTCTCGCAGCTCGGCGGCGGCCTCGACGCGCTCCTCGCGGCTATGGAGAACCTGGGGATGTCGGTCGAAGACAGCTCCGTCGCCTGGATCGTGCAATGGCGAGAGCGCGTGAACGCCAACAAGGAACTCGTGGCCTCGGCGCAGGCGCTCGACGACGTCCTCGTCGCCATGTCGACCATCGGCGCCCTCAACGCGGAGACGTTTGCGGATCTCAACGCGCAGGCCCAAGAGACGTTCGACCAACTCATCGCGCGCGGCTTCACGTCCAACGAGGCCCTGGCCGCGATGTCGAAGTACCTGTATGCCGCCCGCGACGCGCACCAGCGCCTCGGGCTGCCGATCGACGAGAACACGCAGCGCCTCATCGAGCAGGCCGAAGAGGCCGGCCTCCTCGAAAAGCAGGGCGAGTCGCTGGTTGACGTCCTCAAGACGGGATTTGGCGAGATCATTCGGCTGCTTGGCGGCGACCTCCCGGAGGCCTGGCAGCGGAGCACGGGTGCGATGCAGGCGACGATGCCGGTCGCTCGGGACGTCGCGACGGCCATCGAAGGCATCGGCCAGGAAGTGACCGCCATCGACTGGGATGCGTTCGCCCGCGAGGCGGTCGCCGCGCTCGGCGAGATCGAGGACGCCGCGAACCGCGCCGCGCTGGGACGCTCGCCGGGCGGCGTGAAAGAGATTCCGTCACAGCTCGAACGTGCCGAGGCGACGCTCGCCACGTTCCGATCCCGGGCGGTCGAGGCGTTCGCCGACGTCGAGGACGCGGCCGACGCCGTCGGACTCGCCATCGGGCGAGCCCGCGACGAACTCGACGACATCCTGGAACAGCTCACCTGGGACATCGAGGACGTCATCGCCACGCCGCTCCAGCGGCAGCTCCGCCGGGTCGACCGCGAACTCGCCTCCATGCTCGCGCGCCTCGAACCGTGGCGCGACCGCGATCCGGCTCGATATCTGGAGGCGGTCGCGAAGGCGCAGCAACTCGCCGAACTCAAAGCCCGCGAACTGGTCTGGGCGGAGCGAAACCGGCAGGCCGAGGAGACGGCTCGCCAGGCCGCCCGGACGGTCAGGGTCACGTTTCCGCGTCCGGCCCCGGCCCGGGCGCCCGTCGCGACGCTCGATCCCGTCGCGCTGCAGCGGCTCATCGACGCCTTCAAGAGCGGCCTCGTCATTGAGGTCGACGGCTTCGAGATCGCGGCGGCCGTCATGCGCCACGCCCCGACCGTGGCCGAGACCTACGGTGCACACTGAGAGGGGGCGCGGTGATCGTCTTCATCAACAGCGTGGACCGGTCGGGCCGAGTCGCCAAACGGTCGATCTCCGTCGACCGGCAGCTCGGGTACCGGGCCACCTGCCGCCTCACGCTCCTCGACTCGGCCGACGACGAGACCGGGTTCCGGCCCGTCGTCAACAGCGACATCCAGATCTGGCAGAACAGCGTCGTGCTCTTCGCCGGGCTCATCCGGTCTGTCACGGATCGGCCGCGCGGGGAACCGCACTACGGGCTGGCCTACGAGGTCACGGCGGCCGACTATAACGACTTCGCCGAACGGCGTCGCGTCTTCAAGATCTACGAGGCCGGGCAGACCCTGAAGGCGGTGCTCCAAGATCTGCACAGCAGCTATCTGGCGACGTTCGGCGTCACGTTCGACCCCGGAATCGGGACCGGGCCGACTCTCGGCGAACTCGCCTTTGACGGGACGGTCCTCTCGCGCGTGCTGTCTGATCTCGTGGCGCTCGCCGATTGGGTCTGGTGGATCGACTCCACGCGAACCTTGCGGGCGATGGGCGCCTTGGCGACGCCGGCGCCCTTCGCGCTGACGTCGTCCAACGCGCGCATCGCGCGCATTCACTGGACGAGATCCCTCGACCGCTACGCGAATCGGATCTACGCCAAGCTGGGGTCGGCGCAGGAGGTCGACAAGACGGAGACGTTCGTCGGCAACGGGAGCACGCGCGACTTCGTCCTCACGTACACGCCGAGCTGGAAGGCCGGATACGTGAGCGTGCGCACCTACGGGCAGCCCAACGCCGCCAACCTCCCGCTGGGCTGGTGGGCGAATCAGGACGCCGAGTGGATGTACGACGACATCAATTACGACCCGCCGGCCGTTCGCCAAAGCACGCTCGCGACGCCGCTCCCGACGTCGGCGACCCTCTCGATCGCCTTCCGCGTGCAGTTCCCGATTACGGTGACGGCCGAGGACGCGGCCGAGATCGCCCTGTATGGGCCGGACGAAGAGCTGATCGAGTATCCGGACATCTACGACATCGTGGCTGGGCAGGACCTGGCACAAGCCATCCTGGAAGACCGGATCGCTCGCCCTCGCGAGTTTGAGATCGACACCCGGTACGACGGGTTGGAGCCAGGGCAATCGGTGGTCGTGCACGCGCCGACCCGCACCGTCAACAGCGTGAGCTGCCTCATCACGGGCGTCCGGTTCCGGCCGACGACCCGGGCGACGTCCGTCGCGAACTGGGGGTTCTACACCATCACCTGCGTCGAAGGCGGCGCGCGCACGCGAAACTGGCGGGACTACTGGCGCGATCTGGGCGGAGGGGGCAGCGGCGGGGCGGCGGCTCCGGTGTCGGCCGGGAGCGGCGCGTCGGGAGTCTCCGTGACGTCGCCGTACCGCGTGCCGTTTGAACTGGGTGGCAGCGACACGATCTCTGTGCGCCTGTCCGGCACGTCGTGGGTGCCGGTGACGGACTATCGTGACGTCGTGCTGGATGGCACGCTTCTGGCCGGCGTGCCCGTGACGCTGCGGGTCTGGTGCCGTGTGCAGAACGCCGGCATGTCGGTGACGCCGCGACTCGTGCGAGTCGATACGGGAGCCGCCGTCGTGACGGGCGTCGCCGTCGGGACGACGACGCGGACAGAACAGGTCTTGGCCGTGACGCTGCCCGCTGGCGTCGCGGCGTATCGGTTGCAAGTGCAGCCAGGGAGTGCGACTGATGAAGTCTACGCGATGGGTCGCGTTGAGCTGTATTAGTGTCGCCGTCTTGATTGGCGGCGTCCTCGTCGCGCAGACGATTCGCGTCGAACGCGCGTACGTCACGGATGGACTGTCCGTCTCGACCATCTCGGCCCTCGGCAGCGACGTCGTGGTGGCCCCGGGCGCGAGCGGGTCCGTTCGGCCGGCGTCGGCGTCGACGGCGAGGCTGGGCACGGACACCTATCCGTGGCTGACGCTGCACGCCAACGAGCTGCGCGTGGGCACGCTGGTGGCGGCCGAAGAGCAGACCACCACGGGCGGGGCGTGGATCGTGGCGCCGTCGACGGCCCTCATCGCGGACCTTTCGGGCTCCGCCACGACAATGGACGTCAAGCACAACAATCTGCGCGACGGCGAGTACGTCGTCTTGCGGGCGCGCGGGCAGTTCGAGGTCGTGCTGGTGTCGGGCGGGGCGACGCCGATTACGGGCGGCTACCGCTACACGATCACGCGGAACGTGGACGGGAGCGGGGCGAACACGTGGCAGGCCGGCGATGCGATGTTCGCGACGGGCAACGCGGCGCAAAGCGGCTGGCTGGTGGCCTATGCCGATCGCGAGGCGACGAGCCAGGGCTACCGGGCGACGGTGTGGTCCTCGCGGCCGCACGAATACTGGCGTTTCGCCGAGGCAGACCCGTGCGCTGGCGGC